TACTGCAGGCGCATCGGGAACTTTTACTCTTGGTCTTGGTGGAACTAATCTTGCAACCACTGTAACCGTTGGTGCATACGATTCAACAGTAATTGATTTGAAGCAAGCACTGACAGCAACTCAAACCATCACTGGTGGAGCATCTGCAACAAGCATTAACTTTCATATTGCAGGCGTGGAAATAGCATAATGACTCCAGTATACAAACTAAGCAATGCTGGCGGTTTTACCAGTAAACAAAAATATACTTCAATGTTGGCGGGTAATACTGCATATCAAGACGCTGTAGTAGTTCAATATCTAGTTGTTGCTGGGGGTGGTGGCGCAGGCGGTGGTAGCGGTGGATATGGACCAGGTGGTGGCGGAGGTGCTGGTGGGTATCGTAATTCTGTTACTGGTGAAACTACTGGCGGTGGAGGTTCTGCTGAATCTGCGCTAACAATGTCACTAAATACATCTTTTACAGTTACAGTTGGTGGCGGTGGTGCTGGAGCAGCCGCAGCAGGAAATGCTTCTGCTGGAACAAATGGTAGTGATTCATCCATTAGCGGAACTGGAATAACAACACTTACCTCTACTGGCGGTGGAGGAGGTGGAGGACCAAGTAATTCATCATCAAGTGCTGCTAAAACTGGTGGCTCAGGTGGTGGAGGTGGTTCTAATTCAACTGCTGGTACTACTGGTGGTGGAGTATCATCTCCAACACAGGGTAAGGCTGGTGGAAATGGTTCAGGCGTAAATTCAGGCGGCGGCGGTGGCGCTAGCGCTGTTGGTGGAAACGCATTTGATGGTGGCGGAAACTACCACAATCGCTATGGTGGTCCTGGAGGTAACGGTCTTTCATCTTCTATTACTGGTTCTGCTGTAACTCGTGGTGGTGGCGGTGCTGGAGAAAAGAATGAAAATAGTTCTACTGCAACTGTTGGCGGCTCAGGCGGTGGTGGTAACGGAGGAACTTCCTCAACAAGTTACGCTGGAAGCAACGGCACTACAAACACAGGCGGTGGTGGCGGTGGAGGTGGTAACGCAGGTTCAGGTGGGACAGGCGGTACAGGCGGCTCAGGTGTTGTCATCACTCGTTATTTAGGTTTACAACAAGCATCTGGTGGAACAATTACATCTTCTGGTGGTTACACAATTCATACATTCAATTCTTCAGGAACATTTCAAACTTGGATTTCAGGTCAAAAGGCAGATGGTGGAACTGTTACATCTAGTGGTGGATTTATTATTCACACTTTTACATCATCAGGAACATTTACGCCTACAGCAAACTTAACTGCTGACTATCTTGTAGTCGCTGGTGGTGGTCCAGGTGGTCTTACTTATGGAGCAGGTGGTGGTGCTGGCGGTTTGCGTTGCACAGTTACAGGAACTGGGGGTGGCGGTTCTTTAGAATCTGCTTTATCACTTACAGCATCTACTGCTTACACAGTTACAGTAGGCGGCGGTGGAGCGAGAAGTACGGCAAAAGCAACGCTAGGAACTAATGGAAGCAACTCATCTATATCTGGTTCAGGAATTACAACAGTAACTTCCACTGGCGGTGGTGCGGGTGCCAACGGTTCCGATAGTCCTATTGGAGCAACTGGTGGCTCTGGTGGTGGTAGCGCTTTTGGAAACAACGGTGCGGCTGGAACGGCTAACCAAGGCTATGCTGGTGGTAATAGTTCCTCTTCAGCGCCAAATTACGGAACAGGCGGCGGTGGCGGAGCAAACTCTGTGGGCGCTAATGGAACAAGCACCACTGGTGGTAATGGTGGTAGTGGTGTTACAACTTCCATCTCAGGTTCATCTGTTACTTACGCTGGTGGTGGCGGTGGTGGTGTTTATGGCACTGGTGGAACTGCTGGAAACGGTGGCACGGGTGGCGGTGGTAATGCTGGCGCAACTTCTGGTACTGCGGGTACCGCTGGTACTGCCAATACAGGCGGTGGCGGTGGCGGTGGGACTGGTGGACAAGATGCAACTTATGGCGGCAACGGTGGCTCAGGAATCGTAATAGTTAGATATGCCGCATAATCTCAAGGAGAAAAATGGCTAAGAACAAAGATGAAGGCAATTTACCTACACACGCATATACCTATGAAATAAAGATGGTGGTTCAGATTCTTGCTGAAGATGAAAAATCTGCAAGAGAAAGATTGGATAATCAAGGTGGCTATGTTACCTCAAGAGAAGTAAAACTAAAGGACTCAGTTGCATTGTTCAACGGAAAAGAAAAGGAAAAATAATGGCACATTTTGCAGAAATTGGAAGTGACAACACAGTACTCCGTGTCATTGTTGCTGATACCAAAGAATGGTGTGAGAACAATCTAGGCGGAACTTGGGTTCAGACTTCCTATAACACACACGGCGGAGTCAATAACCGCGTGGGTGGAGAAGCATTGCGTAAAAACTACGCAGGTATTGGATACCACTATGACGGAGTTGGTTTCTATACACCACAACCATTCCCATCTTGGATTAAGAACGCAAACACTTATTTATGGGAAGCACCTACACCTATGCCTACTGATGACAAGCAATACAGTTGGGACGAATCAACACTATCTTGGATTGAGATTGCCGCGCTGTAAGTAGATAGATAGGGGACAGATGAGTTTAACTTCTGACATATTTCCTATTTTTAAAGACATAGATGACCATATTGACACAGCAGAAACATTAGTATTTAAGGAGCAACATGGCAGGCAGTAGACCACCCGATATATCTGAACGCGTAATCATTGACTTATCGGGCCGCATTTCTACATACTTTGACCCAACTACCTATAAATATGATGTTGCTATCGGTGGCATGCCTTTTATCTATGCCGTTACCGATAACACTCCTTACCGAAGGCAGACTGCAGAATTTCGTACTCAGCGCGTGGACCAACTTCGTGACCCTGGTGAGCAATCGCTTTCTGGTTCTGGTTACTGGATTCGTTCTCAATCATCCTTTCATCTTGGTGCAGGTGCCCTTTATCAAGAGCCAATCATTGGAACATTAGAAGAGGCACGCTTTCGTTTTTATGATTCAATAGGTATTAATCCTTGGACCCCTGGACAAATATCTTTGTTACGCAGAACATTTTTGCAAGAAGCAGCAACGGGAGATAGTCGTGTTTTTAATACAGTAATTGATAATGTTGAATATCTAATTTTAGTTAAATACTCATCTACTGAGGCTGCTCGTGTAGTTCGCATTAGAGTAAGCGATTTAACAGAAACTACAATATTAACTAATGTTGACATTACTGAAAATATTATTGCCGTAACCATGGGCGGTAATGACCTAATGATGGTTACCCCTACTAAAATTAAACGCTATTCTTTTGATGCAACTTCTCCTGCAATACATCAAGACTATGCAATTAACACTGCCAATGCAGTACATGGAACTATTGGATATGTTAAAAATCGTTTTATATTTGCTTACCACGATACAAACAAAAATACATTTGTTTATGAATTAAACAAAAACACTGGCGCATCTATAAATTTAAGCACTCTTACCGCAATCAATGGCAGCACTACACTTCCTACTGCATACACTTTTAGGGCAGTTGCCGAGTCGGGTGCAGCAATTTATGTAGGCGGATTTTCTGGTAATCAAGGCAGTGTATTTAAAATAACTGTTGCTAATGACGGAGCGTTAAATACAATGACCACCGTTATTTCGCTTCCTAATGATGAGCAGATTACTGGATTACTTGGTTACTTAGGAACCTATGTAATCCTTGGCACTAGCCAAGGCTTGCGTGTTGCTATTGCTAATGAGGTCGGCGATTTGTCCTATGGACCGCTTGTATTTAAAACCTCACTTGGCGTATTTAAAATGAGCGCTACGGGTTCATACATATACGCTGGAGTTGATTCTGGTATTGATGGTTATTCTGGAATTTACCGAGTTGATTTAGGACAACCTTTGCAAAATGGTGGTTATGCTTATGCAACCGATGTTTATGCCGAAAGCACTACGGGTAAAGTAGAGGGAGTAGCACTCACTAATACTGGGCGCGTAGCCTTCTGTGTTAATGGTGATGGTTTGTATATTGAACACGATACAGAATTAGTTGAATCAGGTGAATTAACAACAGGCATTATTCGCTATGAAACTCTTGAAAACAAAGCATGGAAGCGTATAAAAATACGCACTGAAGGAACACTGGAAGGTGATGTTGATATTTTTCGTGTTGAAGATGGAGTAGATTCAGCCTTTCGCACCATAGTACAAGGAAATACAGAGGATTATGACTATGATTTATCATCCGTTTATGAAGATATTAGTGTTTCAGCACAATTTAAGTTCCGCCTCAATCGTAACGATACGACTGCCACAACTGGCGCTGTTATTTATGGTTACTCCGTTAAGGCTTTGCCTACTCCTACCCGTGCTCGTATTATTCAGTATCCTGTCTTTTGTTTTGACTCTGAGCGTGACCGCCATAAAAACCTTATGGGCTTCCAAGGTTATGCTCTCGGCAGGCTCCAATTATTAGAACAACTTGAAGCACAAGGCAAAACAATTATTATTCAAGATTTTACTGCCGATGGAGAACCAACGGAAGCAGTGATTGAGCAAATAAATTTCACCCGCACAAGTCCACCAAACGGTAACTTCTCAGGCTATGGCGGAATTATTCAAGTCACTGCTCGTACTGTCATTTAAACAAAAGGATATAAACATGACACCCACTGAATGGGCTGGATTAATCGTAGCCGTAATAACAATAATCGCTGGTTTTGCTGGCGCTGTGCGCTGGTTAGTCAAGCATTACTTATATGAACTACGCCCTAATGGTGGCTCTAGTCTGAAAGATAAGATTGATTTACTGGAAGAGAAGGTTGAACTGTTGACCGAGTTAATTAAAGAAGCACTGAGAAAGTAACTAATGACTAAACCAAAAGTTGCAAAGTCTGCCAGCCCTGCTGCATTGTCCATGCTTCGCCAGGCGACTGCTCTTGCTCCTTTACGCAAGAAAGCATCAGACGGTTTACTTCCCTCCACCGCACATTTGGCGCTAAGTCCTAACTCAGACCACAACACAGGTCTTGCGGTAGATTTAACTCATGACCCAAAAAATGGTATTGACTGTTCAGATATTTTTCAACGCCTTAAAGAAGATAACCGAGTTAGTTATCTAATATTCAATGGTAAGATTTGGTCACGCCAAAATGCAAAGCAGGGTGACCGAAAGTATACGGGTCAAAATCCGCATACCAAACACCTCCATGTTTCTATCAGACCTGAGTACGCTGGCGATACCAGTCCTTGGTTTTGGTGGAAAAATCAACCAAGCCTAGCCAAGCAAATGTTGGCAGAAGCCATCGGTTCAGCACCTAAGAAAAAGCCTGCTAAGGCTGAAATATTGGTATGCACTTGTTGCAAGGTACATGGTTTGGCAAACAAGAAAGGTAAATAAATGCTGGAACAACTAAAGCAAGTATCGCTAACTTGGTTCCGTGCTGCAGCATCTGCTGCAATCGCACTCTACCTCGCTGGTGAAACAGACATTAAAACACTAGGAGTGGCTGCCCTTGCGGGTTTCCTTGGCCCTGTGTTGAAATGGTTGGACCCATCGGCTACCGAATTTGGTAGAGTAAAATAACTTAATACTGTTTAAACAAAAAGACCCCCGCCGTCAAGAAATATCTTGATGAGCGGGGGCTTTTTTTATTTATCTTTTAGTAGAAAGACCCTAAAATAATTTCCCCAATTACTTCAAGGCGTGCCAACAATATCAATTGGCGTAGGTGCTGTCAATTTTGCCCCGCATAATCCGCACTCTGCTTCAGTAAACCAAAGCACAATTTCCCCATCCTCAAAGATGCACGCGACTTTAATTATCTGAGAACCACAGGGACATACATGGGTTGGAATACCGCTATAATCATGCTTAACAAAGCCCTGCTTCTGTTTACGCCTTAGCAAGAACATACACTTATCCCGTTCTGCACGAACAGGAGTATAATGATTTTTAAATTACATAAGTGTATTTCTTTCGGCGTGTCGCTGAATAGAGGAGTGAGGTGCATATACAATCATTTGTGAAAAGGAGAAATATGACACTTGAAGAAAAGACTGGGAAAGGCTATATCTCGCACAGTGCCATGAGCACATGGCTAAATTGTGGCTGGTCATATTACCTGACCCGAATACAGAAAGTGGCTGAAAACCCATCCTATTGGCTTATAGGTGGCAAATCTCTACATGAAGCAACAGAAATATACGACACAATTCCACCCCTTCAAGGCGACTTTAATCCTACTGCAGTATTTACTGCGCGATGGGAGGAAAATTATCGCCTTGCTGACAACGGCATGCCGTTCCGTGCTGGTGGCAGGGCTACTAAAGCGTATCCAAATAAGGAGGATGCTCAGTGGTGGCTAGACAATGGACCCAAGATGGTGGACTTTTGGATTCAGTTCCGACAAGATAGTGGGTACAAGCCATATCAACTATCAGGTGGTGAGTTTGCTATTGAAACTGAACTTAATGTAGAAATCGGCGGTATATTAATGAAAGGATTTTTGGACCGACTTATGGTTTCACCTACTGGTGAACTGCTTGTCGTGGACATAAAGACTTCTAGTAAGCCACCTGTTACCTATACACAACTAGGCACATACGCGATTATGTGCGAAAAAACTATGGGTGTGCGCCCTGTTAAGGGTGCTTACTTCATGGCTCGTACTGGTGAATTGACTGAGCCAGTAGACTTAACACACTACACTGAAAAGCGTTTGGCCTCACAGGTTAAAGGCTTTAAGATTGCCGTTGACAACAACATATTTATACCGCAACCAGGATTTATGTGCGGTACATGTTCTGTTAATCATGCTTGTTATGCAGTAAATGGTCCCGAATCACACAAATACCCCGAACTAGGAGATACAGATGAGTGACAACTCACCAATTCAAATTAATTTTAAGACCAAAAAAGATGGCATGTTAATTAACCTTCGTGCCCAAGATGGTGCTGAACTTGATTTATTGCTTGACCAACTTACACAACGCATTGCTGCGTTAGTTGACCTTGAAAAAACCGTTGAAGGTATGGCAGTTGTCAAGGATGCTTTCCCAAATTCAGTACCAATACAAGGTACAACTGCTGCACCGCGCCCAGTGCAAACAGCCCCGTCTACAACCGCACCCTCCTGTGTGGGTGGAGCATGTAATGGGGCACCAATGCGCTTTGTGCCAGCAGGCATCGCCAAGGCAACTGGTCGCCCATACAAAGCGTTTTACGCATGTCCACTTCCACAGGGTCAGGCTTGCACACACAAGGTTACCGTGTAATTCATGCGCCTTCTTTCTCGCGCAATCAGGACTGTATCAGTAGGGGGTGCCACGCTTCCAACGGTGTGGCGCTCACTACTTGAGCAGCAGATAGCGTTTAGACGAGGCGAAGTGAGCATGATTGCTGGTCCTCCAGGGGCTGGTAAATCAACACTTGCTCTTTCGCTTGCGGTGCATGTGCAGGTATCAACTCTGTATATTTCTGCAGATACACATTCTCACACTATGAGTTTGCGTTTACTTGCAATGTTAACTGGCAGAGCACAAGCGGAAGTTGAACCAATGATGGAAGCAGATAGGGAATGGGCAGCGCAAATGCTTAAGCCTGCTGACCACATCATGTGGGAGTTTGATTCAGCACCTACACTTAAAGATATTGAGGATGCAATCCTTGCATCCCGCGAGCGACTTGGTAAAGATGTTGAACTTATTGTGCTTGATAATGCTGTAGATGTAACTCTTGATGGGCAAGACGAGTGGGGCGGATTACGCACTCTCATGCGTGAACTTAAATGGTGGGCAAGAGATACTGGCGCTGCTGTTGTTGTTTGCCACCATACGAGTGAAGGCGTTAACGGTAATCCCTGTCCCCCGCGCTCTGCACTGCATGGAAAAATTGCTCAGACTCCATCATTAATACTTACAGTTCATGGACAACTTGCATCAATGGGTATCTGTGCTGTAAAAAACCGATATGGTCCAGCCGATGCTAGTGGCACAACACCAGTGTGGCTTGCTTATGACCCCGCAAGTATGCAAATTAAAGATTTGGTGACACCATGAAAATTACTCTGTTTATCATTGCATCATTAGCATTACTTATTCTTTTAATATTTTACATAATTGTAAAGGTTATAGATAATGTTATTGATTTTGAAACTGATTACCACTATGAGGAGATAGATGACGAAGAATACTAATTGGGAATTACGACTCGTTGAAAACATGGGTGAAGTAGTAGGCTCAGTAGATAGCGAAGATGTAGTCGTACCTACCAAGCCCTTGATTACAGATATGAAAACACAGTTAATGTTTATACCAAAAAACTTTACTTGGACAGTGGGATGGAGGACTTATGTTTGGCAGGAAAAAGAAACAGGGCAGTTCAAGGAACTCACCCAAGAACAACACAAAACACTTTTCAGTGGAGGGACCGTCAATTACACCGAAGATGGTGGAGGAGGCGATACTCCAAGCGAAATTACCCGAAGTGATAAAGGAAGCACTGATAAATGAACTTCCAAACTTTGTGGAATTTGTTGATGAAACAACAAACAAAATCTTCAACCCTTCCGCCGTCTGGCTTGAGTCAATCCAGTTTGCTGACTATGTGGCGCAACTTGCTATTTATCTCAGGGAAGAACACGGAGGAGAGTGCCGAGAAGAAATCGCAGAAAAATTAATTATCATGTCGGAGAACTTTAAAGAGTTAGCCGAACATGCAATGAAAATTTTAGACAATTCAGAAAAGAGCACAAAGCATGGCACATAGTAATAAAGAAACGGTTTCCATTGTTTGGTGCGACAATGGCACCACCGATGGTAAGTTTACCGAAGGCTTGGTTTACACACTAATACATGCAGCGCTCATGGGCGTACCAATTAGCAACGCTGTTCGTGTTCAAGGTAATCAGATTGCGCGACAAAGACAAGCAGCCATTGAAATGTGGGAGCAAGTCAAAACCGACTGGGCGTTGTGGATTGATTCAGATGTTGTCTTAACTAAAGAGATGCTAAAAAGTTTATGGGATGCTGCTGATAAATCAGCCCGCCCTATAGTTAGTGGTGTTTATTTTATTAGCCACAATATGGAAGGCTCTTTGATGCAGCCTATGCCTTGTGCATTTAATGAAACTGAGGATGAGCATAAGATTAAATACCTTCATCCTTTACCTAAGAATCAAATAGTAAAAATTGATAGCGTAGGGATGGGTTTAGTATTAATGCACAAGAGTATACTTAAGGCTTTAAACGATAAATTTTCTGACCAGTTTTGGTTTGGCGAAAACAACGAACGAGGAAAAAAATTTATAGGTGAAGATATTTCTTTCTTCCGAAAAATAAAGACTTTAGGTATACCCGTTTATGTTCATACTGGTGTAATCGCAAAACACATGAAACGATTTGCTTTTGATGAAGCCTATTACAACCTGTATTGGGCAGCAGTAGGGGCAGCAGAAAGGAGAAATAACGATGCCAAGTCAGCAAATAGCGAACAAGCGTAGAGGTGCTGCATGGGAAATAGACCTTGCTAATTTCTTTATGCTACAGGGTTTAAATGCACAGCGCTTACCTCGTGCTGGTCGCAACGATATTGGTGATGTGTTTGTTCCTGGAGTTAATGGTATCTATGTGGTTGAAGCCAAGGCTCCGCGCCGTGATGGTCGTATTGATTTAAGTGGTTGGATTCGTGAATCTGAAATTGAAGCAGAGAACTACCGTATTGCAAAGCGATTGACAGTTGCTCCTACGCCTTTGGTTATTATTAAGGCAAGCAACAAGGGGATAGGTGAAGCCTATGTCGTTCAGAAACTCAGTGATGTCCTCCCAAACCTTTAAGCACAGCATTGTGAAAGTGCTTGAGTATTACGGATTTGTAATTCCTCAAAATCGTGGAGGGTGGCAATCGGTTCGTTGCGCTTTCCATAATGACCATGTGAAGTCGGCTCGTTTAAACATAGACAATGGTGGCTTCAGATGTTTTGCCTGCAACATGGCAGGAGATGTGTATTCATTAATCATGAAGAAAGAAGGAGTGGATTATGGCAAGGCTCTCAAAATCGCAGAGAGAATTACTGGCGAAAGCAACGGAGAACTACGCAACAAGCCTAGAAGAAGCGTTGCCATACCTGATGAATCGCGGTATAACGGAGCAAACGGCGCGTATGTTCCGCCTCGGATTCGTGGCGAATCCTGAAACAGGACATGAACTTTACCTTGGCAAGTTGGCTATCCCCTACCTCACTCCATCAGGTGTGATTGATATTCGTTTCCGTAGTTTAAACAATGATAGCGGTCCGAAGTATCTGTCAAGACCTGGAGCAAGCACACACATTTACAATGTTGATGCGCTTAGTAGTGATACAGATTTCCTTGTGATATGCGAAGGTGAATTAGACACCATCATCGCTACACAAGTTGGCTTCTCAGCAGTGGGATTGCCTGGGGCTAACAACTGGAAACCGTTTTACTCTCGTGTTCTTGCAGACTGGGAAAAGATTATGTTGTTTTGTGATGGTGACAACGCAGGTAAAGAGATGGCAAAGACCCTCTCAAGAGAATTGGACAATGTTTTCCCCGTGTTCATGCCTGACAACTGCGATGTTAACGATGTGTTCCTTAACGAAGGAGCAGAGGGACTACGAAAGCGAGTGGGTGTTTAAACAAGTGATTGTTAAACTAAGTCAAGAAGAAGTGCGGGTGTGTACCACACTGGCAGTAGAGCGTTGGCTCACCAAGTTTGGTTCTATTGATAGACCCAACTATGCAGCAGGTAAGAAGTCTGGAAAGTTAGAGCCTGAGATTAATGCCAATATCAGAGCCAATGTTGCTGAGTGGGCAGTGGCTAGAGAGTACAACCTGTCATGGTCAGTGCCTTGGTATCCCAATGAACTGCACGCTAAACGCAAGAACATACCTGATGTGGGTGAGTTTGAGGTTAGAACCGTAAGGACTCAAAGCGCGATTCCTTTTTGGAAGAAAGATGCAGGCAGAACAATCTTCGGCGTTAAGATTTTAGATGAGGATTACTACTCCATAGTTGAAATCTTTGGTTCGTTTAAGGCTGATGATTTTATGATAGATGAATATGCCGATGCCTCAATAGATGGTTGGCGTGTACCTATTGAATTGATAACAGATGGCATTGATGGATAATCAAGATAAAGTTTGGGAAACTATCTATAGTGTTGCTCGCCAAGTTGCAACCCGTGCTAATCGCATACACCGTGGGCTTGTAACTACTGATGATTTATACCAGCACCTTTCATTGTGGGCACTAGAACACTGGCACAAGATAGAACAATGGAGCGCAGAGGAAAGTCTAAAGTTTAAACTGCGTAAGACTTTCTATAATGAAGCACAGAAGTATGTAGCCAAAGAGCGCTCGCACCTATCTCGCGCACCAATCAATGATAGTTTTTACTACACACATGAGGTGTTGCATGAACTATTGCGTGATGTATGGACACACCAAGGCTGGACAGACACCCCTGATATGAGCAGTGAGTACATAAGTCGTAGCACTAAACCATCTGAGGGTGGTAATCGCATTGCGCTTTTGTCAGATGTTGCTGCAGGCTTGGACCGTTTAAACAAGACAGACAAAGAACTACTCCGTATGCGCTATGCCAATGGCGGTATGGAGTTTGGTGCCCTTGGTGAAACCTATGGAACCACTGAGGAAGCCATGCGTAAGCGTGTTAAACGGGCACTGAATAAGTTGCAAGACAGATTAGGTGGAGAGGCACCAGTATGGCGTGGGCGTAGGCGCGTTCGCTCTAATGCAGAAGCAAGAGCAGAGATTAGAAGTCAGGAAGAGCAAGAGTGATTTACCTTTGGTATTGGTATAACCGTTTGAAGTGTTTGTTTGGCTTTCATTTTTGGGTTGGCACACTAGCAGGCGATAATTTTGACGACCCAGTTGACTACTATTGGTGCATGAACTGCCATAGAGAGCAGAAGGAAAGTCCATACAAGGAGGATAAATGATTATCGGATTGAGCGGGTACGCTCGCAGTGGCAAGGATACAGTTGCAGAACTACTTGTACTTAACTATGGGTTTAAACGAATGGCGTTTGCTGATGGTATTCGTGAAGCATTGCTTGCATTAAATCCTATTCTTCATAATGGCATGCGTTTAAACGAGTCAGTACAAATGTATGGGTGGAATGTTGCTAAATCTAAAGATGAGGTGCGCCGTTTGCTTCAGGCCATGGGCACTGAAGTTGGGCGCAAATTAATACATGAAGATGTTTGGGTGTGGCGTTTGTTAAGTCAAGTTGCCACTGGTGAGCGCATTGTTATACCCGATGTTCGTTTTCCTAACGAAGCACGCATGATTGAGAATCAAGACGGGGAAGTGTGGCGTATAAACAGACATAACCACGGCGCAGTTAATGACCATATTAGTGAACGCGCTCTGGATAACTACATGTTTAAACGAGTGCTTTACAACGATGGAACTCTTGATGATTTATCTGATGAATTATTTATGCTAATGCACAATGTGTTTAAACTATGACGGAATTGTGCGCCTCATAAATAAACAAGCACCGCTTTCGGGACTGGTACCTAGGCGGTGCTTGCTGTTCTAGTTTAACTTAATTTTTTCTGTCTTTCAACTGCGGGTCAACCAGCGCCCAACCCCTCCTTTTGCGTTCTTTATCACGCATTGCTGGGGTCATGCCACCCCATATACCGTAGCGTTCGTGGACCAATCCCCATTCGGCACATGCCTCAATGACTGGACAACCACCGCAGATTCGCTCTCGTATGTAGCGCTCCTGTTCGGGGGTAAACTTATCCGTGATTGGATAGAAGTTTTCTGTTGATACACCCGCACACTTAGCATCTTTAAAGTTGCTTGGATTGTACACAAGTGTGTAATACACACGCCCACGCGCCTCTCTTTTGCGTATCTTATGAAACACTGGCGTTATGTTCATTTTTTTCTCCAATCAAATATTCGTTAATGCAATCAACAAGGTCATCAAGTTTGATTGATTCCCGCATAATTACTGGCTCAACCTCAATGGTGTAGGTAAAACCTTTTTTAATTATATGCTTAGCCAAATCTTCTTTCATTAGTACCACCCCCTTGAGATGTTGCTACCTAGTGCCTTACAGATATTCCCGCCATACTTGCGTTGAATGTATACAAGTCCTGCCTCCACTTGAATGAAACCATTGTCGGTGCGTTTAAACCCTACGAGTTCCCATGTTACTGGCATGAACTGGGCAATTCCGTATGCCCCACTCTTACGATTTAATGACCGTGGATTCCAGTTACTCTCTCGCATCCAGAGTGTGTAAAGGCATGACCACTGCTCCAATTTGCCCGCTTGGGTGAGCATGTCTATTGCGTAGCGTTGGTATTCGTTCTCATAGAAAGCAATCACCGTGCCTGCCACTTCATCACTGCTTAGTGCTGGCGTGATAGGCACATGTGATTTATCAAAGAATCTGTCGTCTATAGTCACGCTTGCCGTTACTATAAGGAAGATGGCGACTAATCGTTTAAACATTATGCGACCAGTTCTTCTTTGGCGCTAATCTTTTTTATTAGGGTCAATAGGTAATCAGGGATGTCGGTGTCGTAACCTTCATCATCTACTTTACCAACGATTACGATGTTGCCTACCAAGTGAGGCGTGTTACCAAAGAGGAACGATATGGCACTGCCTAATGGATTCATGGATAAACCCTTGAGCAATCCTTCATCGTCTACATACGCGCACCCCACCTCCCTGCCGTTGTAATCGTATAAACGAACCGCATCAATAACTCCTTGCACGGCTGTTTGATAATCGGAAAGTTGTTTAAACAATCTCTCCTCATGTGTCCCATCAGGGCGTATTACTACGCCTTTTACTTGCCTGTGTTCGCTCATGCTTTCACCTTGTCCTTATGTTCGTCTTTGATATGGCGCACTAGGCTTTGATAGGCCATACCACTTCGCAGTTGCCATTCTTTACTGCATACTGGGCAGATAATTAATTTCATGAGTTTAACCCTTCCATCATTTGATTAAGTTCTGCATAAGATAATTTACTGCTGAGCCATTTGCATCCGTCTTTGGTTTGCGAGTTTGTTAGTCCAGCAACCTTCACCCAATCTCGGTAAGGCTTTACCCCTCGGTATGCTTTCATGAAAATTGTGGCGCTTAGATAAAGCGGATAATCATTATTAATCCATAGCGCACAATTCCATGTTTCGTAGTTTTTCCAACCTTCATAAGTGCTTTGCTTGGTGCTTTGTTTAGTAGACATTTTTTTTCTCCAGTCTTTGTAATTGTTCCTTAAGTTTTGCGATGCGTTGTTCCTTGGTCGGGTTATTGTCCAGCCCTAACTTGGCACATTCATCACGATACAGTTCTTGGTATTGCTTGCGGTGCAAGTCTACCAATCTGCGTATGGCTTTCGTCTGAGCCGTTGCGTGTGTTATTTTTTTGGGTGATTCACTCATCAGAAGGGTCTTTCTACTGAGTTCTCAAGTTTCTTAGTTAGTTCTAAGTTACGCTTGCGTAGGTATGTGTTGTATTTGTTTAAACGAGCATTGTCTTTCATGGCTAGAGCCAGCACGATTAATGCACTGATAAGTGCAATGATGATGCCGATGATTTCGCCAGTCGCTAAATACATTTGTCTATCCTTTCTTGTTGGGAGCGCAAGTTTCTCACATTTGTTATCTTAAAGTCAAGAAGGTTATACAAAAAAAAACAAAAATATTTTTTTGTATTGTTTAAACACGGCGAACATTATCTGCGGCGCAATATGATAATAAAGAACCCCCGCCGCGAAGCAGGGGTTCTTGTTTAAACAGTGGAGAGTTAGCAGTACTGTACAGAACTAGAAGTTTAGTTCGTCTTTATCCTCCCACCAGCGTGCGTACTTATCTGCACGGCGTTGATTGTATTTGCCATAGTAGTCAAGTTCGGTTGCATAAGCACGCGGTGCAGTTGTTACCGTGTCGTACTCATTCCACCAGTTCACGCCGTAGTAGATAGGCTCTGGCTTAGTTGGCTCAAAGGTCTGATATTCAATGATTGCGCCATCGCGTACCTTGAAGTACTCACCCTCGGCAGCATCATGAAACCAATCAATCTCTGAGTCGCTCATAATTGCAGCGTTCTCCACGGTTTCCTTAGTAGAGCCGTAAAAGAGGGAGCCATAATTAGATTGACCTAGCCATAGCGGTGATGAGTTTACGCGGGCTAGATGTAATGAGCGCGGGTCGTGTTGGGTAACCCATGCAAGTGCTGCAGTGCCATAGAGTTGGGTCAAGATTTCCCATGGCTTTTCTTTACTGAAAGCAATGAGAGCAGCAGCAGCCTCGCTATCTACTTGCCCCAGGCGGGGCACACCTAGTTGTTTAAACAATTCGGTGTCGTTGCTGATGTGTCCGTTGTGAGTAAGTACGATTTTACCGCGTGGTATTGGGTGATTGTTGCTCGCAACAGTTGGCGAACCTTGGGTCGCAAAGCGCGTGTGCAAGATGGCAGTCGTTGCGCCATTGCATAGATTAGCGCCCGCCTTGGGCACGAACTTAGTCGCGCTAGTTGCTGCCTTGCTGATAACGCGCCTGCCGTTGCGTGGGTTAATCCATGCAGCACCAGTTGCATCGGTGCCACGGTGTTCAATGTCGTAAAGCATCTGCCCAGCGAGGTCGCTAGTGCTGATGCGTGAGTAGTGCTTAGCATCCAGACAATAGCCTGCTATTCCACACATAAGTTACATTCTCCAGTCTAGTAGTTGGTCAGTAGGTTAAGTATATCATAAGGCTACTGCTCGCAACCTTTACACGAAGGTCGCAAGCAGTCGCCACAAATGACGGTGTTGTTTAAACAGTCATCATTTTCTTTCATTGTTTTATTTCCTTTTGGCACTGGTGCGTGCCTTGTATAACGCCCAGATAAGCAGCGCTATCAATAGCATCGCGGTGCCGTTGAGGTGTTCGTATTCCATGTTTAAACACCTATCTTTGCGATGGTGATTTTTTGCTGATTGTTTTCCAGCGCTGCCTTGATTTTAGCAATTTCTGCCAAGTCTTTGGCTTTGTTGATGCTAATTAGGTGCCCGTTTTTTCCGTAGATATAGAACTCAATCATGAGTTTCCAGTCCTTTCGTTTAAACACTGCGGGCTTTCCGCCGTGTTTGTGCCTGCCGTGAGGATTGCACCCACGCTTAGCCCACTAGGGGCAGGCTGCCCCGCTAACTGTTTAAGTCATTGGCTCGGTTCTTTAGCCAATCCCCAGTGGAGGCGTTTAAACTACCTAGATTTACCAAGGCATCCAGCAAAGTGTGGCACTCGGCAACGCTGCGCCAAGTTCCGCGCTCATGTCTGAAGGGATTGATTCCCACCATGTCAATGGCGCTTAGGCTTTTGTTGCAAGTTGCATCAATGAAGGCCGAGATAAATTGACTCCATGCGATGGCCTTTACACCGTTTAAAGTGCCTTGATGGAGGCGAACTTCTACGGTGCCATGCGAGAGCATAGATTGCAGATTGAGACTCACATATCGGTTGCCATTCCACGCGCCACGGCTGCCTTGGCTGCTGTAGTCTGCTTGAAGCATGGCGCGAGCCTCATCTAACACTTCACAGTAACGATTATGTAGGCGAGAAGGCGCAACCAGTGCAGCGATTGCGTGATGCGCTGCGTACCAATTAATAACCAAATTTGCGAGATGGCTACCAGATGCACGGGTTGAGTCTTGGTTAAAACCTAGAGACTGCTCTCCAATATGCACATGAAAACCAGTGGCACGGTCAACCCGTGCGCCATCTGTTTTTAGCGCCTTGGTAACCCTGTGAGCCTCATTCAGACGGGGAGCGGTGAGGATTGGAGAGATTACCTCCGCACCTCTTGAAACGCTGCCGTCATATTTTGCAGACCAAGAACCGTCATGCCCTTGGTCACACTCAATTCCCGCATTGTTTAAACTGCGGGAGGCCATTGCAGGGCTTAGCCCTTGAATTTCAAATTCCATTCCGAAAGTAATGACCGCCATGATTATTTAACCTCTTTCATGGCTTGATTGCATGCGGGGCAGATAGGGCTGCCATAGGTGATAAGTGTAGAGCGGGAGATTCTTGCAATGTAACCGTCAACCTCGCAGAAAACTTTGCGTAGACGGGTTGATTGCTTTGGTTTTGCAACCTTTGCAACCGTGATTCCTTGAGTCATTTTCTTGCCTCCAGTCTTTGAGTGGCGCGGTGCCACTGGCTCATCATGGCACGGCTAGCGTTTAAACTCAAGCATCCTAAAAGTCATTATTTGACGCTGCTTTTTGAGGGGTTTAAACGCTTTTACTTTTTGCCACTGGCTCAAAGTGGGTTGCTTGTTTACGCGGTGGGCTGCAAGTTACCAGTGAGTAACCATGAGCAAACCAGTGTTTTACGCTATCTTTTTGCATCTTAAGATATTGAGCAAGTGAGATTGCTTGCTGTTTTGTTTAAGTTTTGCCCTGTTACTCATCGGTAACTTATGAGCCTCTGCCTGCCCTGTGCGATTGATGCAGGCGGTGGAGGTTGCGAGCCTGCTTGATGTTTAAACGCGGGGCGCGGGGCGATTGGTGCAGAGCGGGGGCGCTATCAATGCAGAGTAAGCGCCTTAACCCGCGCCAGTGCTGCTAGTGGGCGTGCGAGCGGTGCAGCATTGCAGCGTGCAGGGTTTAAACACTATGCAGAGAGCGGGTGCGCGATGCAAAATCGCACCCCAGGGTTTTTAAAAACGCGGCGTGTGCGTGCGTATGTATCTACTTATATAACTTTGCTAGTCCTCGCCCCCCATAAATGTGGCTCTGACCTGCACTTTTACTGATTTACTATAAATGTGGCGTAAATCACACACCCAAAAGTGTCCGTTAAGGACCTTTTGGACACCTATAGTGTAAGTGAGGAGGCAAAATTATCGGAGCCTCCGAACACACACTGCGACCCTATGGGGTCGCCCTAGTAGAAGCCCTAACCTTCGGCTTCGTTTGGACTTCGCCTTCGGTTAGGAGTTTAGCCCCAAGACTCCAAATACCTCGTCTTGGGAGAACCTATGGAAAGAAAACGAACTACCTCTGCTTCGCATCAAAGCGATGCCATCAAGAAGCAAGTTATTGATTTTTTAATGCAAGGCTACTCTGTCCAGCGTGCTATGGATGCCGTAGGTAGGAGTGTTAAGACCTATGAGTACTACCGAAAGGTAGACCAAGAGTTTGCCACTGCTGTAGACAAAGTGCGGTCTATGACCGCTAGGGGCGAGATTGGCTCAGTGCGAAGGGAAGTACCACCCTTCCCTGAGTTTTCAGAGAAATATCTAGGTACCCGTGTTTTTACACACCAACGCCATTGGATAGATTTATTAGAGGGTAGACAACCTACGGATATACACCCTGCTATAACCTATGAACAGGGTGCTTCAGATTTATTAATAGTTAACACGCCTCCAGAACACGCAAAATCTACGACCATTACGGTCAACTATGCAATCTATCGGATTTGCCAGAACCCAAACATCAGAATCATGATTGTGTCTAAGACACAGGCTATGGCACAAAAGTTCCTGCTCTCCATTAAGAACAGACTAACGCATCCTAAGTATCAGGACCTACAACTTACCTTTGGACCTCCAGGTGGTTTTGAAAAGAATTCTGATTCATGGAAGCAGGACTTAATTTACCTTTCTTCGGAGGCACGCGACTCAGGAGAAAAAGACCCTACCGTACAGGCTGTTGGTATTAGGGGCCATATTTATGGTGCCCGCGCTGACTTGATTATTATGGATGACTGCGTAGATAACACTAACGCACATGAATATGAAAAGCAGATTGATTGGATTCAATCCGAGGTTATGTCCCGTATTGATGACAATGATGGCAAACTTCTTATTATAGGCACCCGCCTACGCCCTAAAGATTTATACTCTGAGGTACGCAACCCCATGCGCTATCCTGACGAGAGTTCTCCTTGGACTTACTTTGCACAACCTGCGGTTCTTGAATTTGATGAGGACCCATCTAAGTGGGTAACCCTCTGGGCTAAAACCAACATGGCTCCAATATCTGGAGTAGGTAACCCTGATGCAGATGGTCTATACCGCAAATGGGATGGTAGCGCTTTAAGTAAAAAGCGTAGTCGTCTATCTCCAAATCTTTGGGCAATGGTTTACCAACAACAACAAGTACACGAAGATTCAGCATTTCCATCCGATGCTATTAAAGGTGTTATTAATGGCGCTAGGAATGTTGGGCGCATACCAAAAGGCAAAGCAGGCGTAAGACCCAATGGTATGGATGGACTTATCGTTATTGCTGGTTTAGACCCTGCAGGTAGCGGTTACACCGCAGCCGTATGTCTAGCCATTGATATTTCTACTCAAAAACGATACTTGATAGATGTGTCAAATAAATCAGGAATGAAACCAGATGAGATTAGAAGTTTAATCAAAGACTGGACTGATGACTATAAAATTTCTGAGTGGCGTATTGAAAAAAATGCTTTTCAAACAATGTTAACTCAGGACCGTGAGGTACGGGAATACCTTTCGTCACGGGGTGCGACCTTAAAAGAACATCACACGGGTCAAAACAAATGGGACACGAACTTCGGAGTTGCATCCCTGACGACTCTATTTCACGGTTGGGAAGATGAAAATGCACTCATTGAGTTCCCCTCAACCCATGCCTCAGAAGGTATTAAAACTTTAATTGAACAACTCATTACTTGGTATCCAGATTCTCCAAAATCACAAAAAACCGATACCGTAATGGCATTTTGGTTTGCTGAACTTGGCTGTCGTGACCGTATTGCTAATGCAAGAACCTTTGCTCGTACACATAACAGTTTAAATATGTTTCATACTCCATACGACAAATCAAAACAATATACCGTATCACTAAGCGACATTTATTAGAACAGGAGGTAGGTGTGCCATTTTCGCTAGACGAAATCAAAGATAATTATGAGCGTTATCGTCAAATGTATTCTGACCGTGATACCCGCATGGAACAAGTGCTTCTTGTTCGTAAGGGTCGCATGCGCGATGTTTTTCCAGATTTATTTCCAGATGGACCGTTTGAGAACCCAATTGTTTCAAACATGGTGGATATATCGGCTCGTGATTTATCAGAGGTTATAGCGCCACTACCCGCATTTAATTGTAATTCCCCATCTATGGTATCTGATAAAGAACGCAAGAAAGCCGATAAGCGAGAAGAAATTGTTAACGGCATTATTGATTTCTCAGATATGCAAACTCAAATGTTTAGCGCAGCAGACCGTTATGTAACTTATGGTTTTGTACCTGCTCAAGTTGAGGTTGATTTAGAAAAAAATATGCCGCGTATCCGTTTCTTAGATTCTTATGGATGCTATCCAATTATTGATAGATTTGGAAAAGCACATGGCATGTATCAAAGAATTAAAAAATCGTTGACAGAATTAATGAGCGCATATCCAGAATATGCTCATTTATTATATGAAAAAGATTCAACTGCTTCTATGATGGAGATTGTTCGTTATCATGACAAAGACCAAGACATAATTTTTGTTCCATCAAGAAACAATATTGTTATTGACCGTGCGCCTAATCCAATTGGCGAATGTTTAATACGCATTGTTCAACGACCATCTTTGGATGGTCAAGCGCGGGGTCAATTTGACGATGTTCTTGCAATTCAAGTTGCAAAGGCTCGTTATGCACTTCTATCGCTTGAGGCTGCCACTAAAGCAGTTCAAGCCCCCCTTGTAGCCCCTCAAGATGTAAATGAGTTAGCCTTTGGACCAGATGCTATTATTAGAACTGACAGACCTGGCGATATTCGCAGATTGCCTATTGAAATACCATCAGGTGCTTTTGCACAACAGCAAGTACTTGAGGGAGAACTTCGTTTAGGTTCTCGCTATCCTGAATCTCGCACAGGAAACATTGATGCCTCTATTGTTACAGGTCGTGGCGTACAAGCCCTTATGGGTGGATTTGATACACAAATCAAAACAGCCCATGCAATGTTTGCTCGTGCCTTCGTAGAACTTATTAGCGTTGCACTAAAGATTGATGAAAAAGTTTTTGGCACTATAGAAAAAGAACTTCGTGGTACACGCAATGGAGTTCCATACGCAATTAAATATAAACCATCACGCGACATTGATGGTGATTACACTGTTGATGTTCAGTATGGCTTGATGGCAGGCCTTGACCCAAACCGTGCATTAGTTTTTGGTTTACAGGCTCGTGGAGATAAATTAATTTCTCGTGACTTTCTACGCCGTCAGATGCCCTTCTCTTTTAATGCAACTCAAGAAGAAGAAAAAGTTGATGCAGAAGATTTACGCGATGCAATGAAACAAGCAATCGCTTCTTACGCACAAGCAATTCCAGCACTTGCTTCTCAGGGACAAGACCCATCAGATATTTTGTATAAATTATCTACTGTCATAAACGAACGCCAAAAAGGTGCCTCTATTGAAAGGGCAGTACAAGATGCGTTCCAGCCCAAGAATCCCCCACCTGGTGCGATGACCCCTGAAGTAGTAAGTCCCGAAATGCTTGGGCAACCAGGTGCGGTCCCTCCAGGTGAGGGCGAACTTCCTATGGGTATGTCTGCAACAGGTCGTATGCAAGGTGTAGCACCTGGACAAATTGCTCCTGGTGGTAGACCCGATGTTCAATCACTTTTAGCAAGTTTAACTCAAAGAGGTGAGCCTAACCTTCAGGCTTCCCTTGTAAGGCGTTTACCAGTCGCGTAAACAATATTTTAAAACTGTTTAACAAAATTAAAATCCGAACTTAAGTGGGAGGGAAAGTGGCAAAAGAAGCAAAGAATAATTTTTTAGTATCTGGCACAGGCGGTGCTGGAACCAATGGACAACCTGCACGATATGCAGCAGGCATAGACAATGCAGAAGATTTTTATGAAATGCAAACTGCCGCTAAAATGGAGGGTCAAAATCCTGCATTTTCAAATGTGCCATCCCCATCTAGCCAACGCCCATTTAGAAGCAACAACACTCAAAAACTTGTGCCACTAACTGCTGAAACACAAAGATTAGATGAAGATGTACGCACTGGGGCAACCATGGGAACAGAAAGTATGTATGCTAATGATGCTACAGCCACAGGAGAAGATGCTGACCGCATGCGTGCAGCGCTTCCATATTTATCGGTAATGGCAGAACTGCCACAGACTTCCAATGCTTTCCGAAACTATGTTAGGTATTTAAAAAGCGTACTATGAGTTTTAGCGAAACGCTTGGTAATGCAGCCAAGAAACTATCAAAAAATGGATTTGCCAACGAGATTGGCTTACCAACTTTATTATTTGACCTTGCTACTGTTTCGTCAAACGATAAAAACTGGGTTTCTGATGCGTTTAACATAGCAGGAGATACATTTCGCTCTACGGTTTTAGGACTATCTTATCCAATTCGCAAGCCAGTAGGGTTTGCTTTCAATAAAGTTTTAATGCCAACAGCAATGCTTTCTTACGAAACTGGTGGTAGATACCTTCGTGAGCCATTATCTGCAGCAGTAACAACTCTTGCTACTGGCAATGCAAAAAAATCTTGGGAAAATCGCCAAGAAATTTCTCCAGGTCAAGCAATTTCGTATTTAACAGCAAAATTAACTCCAGGTACAGAGTCTTTTCAAGGCGATTTTGATATTTTTAATTCAAAAGACCGCAAAATATTTGAAACTGATTGGGCAGCACGCACACTTAGTGGTTCTATTGACACATTTTTTACCACAGTAACAGACCCATTGGGTAAGTTTGCTAAAGGCGTTGGCCTTGCTCGTAAGGCATTAGTGACCCGCCCTATGGGAGCGCGTGATGCAAACGCTGCAACCCTTGCAAAAGATTTCTTTATGCCTCGCACTCTTCGCAATGTGCAAATCATGTCACCAACAGCACTAGCCCGCACAATAAATGAAGGAAAAGAAGAAGGCGGAGAGATTTACAACACGCTTTCGTGGATGGCTAAAAGTGACCAAACTGTAATTCGCCAACATCCATTGGTCCAAGCATCTAATGACCCAGATACTTTATCTTACTTGCTGGGTCAAGCAGATACCGTAGACGATGTTGCTGATACACTTATGGCTACAGCCTTGCGTAATACAGAAGCAATGGGTCGTCTTGTAGATAAACGCAAAGAACTAGCATTTGTTTTTGATAAAACAAAAGATGTGTCTAAAGTTGACATGATGATTCTTGACGGAGTTCCTACCAATGGAATCGTAGATGATATTAATGTCCTTGATGCAGCCAGTGATTATATTGCAAATCTTGATAACAATTCATATTTCCAAGCATTAAATAAATTACATGTAAATGGCAATGCTTTAACTAAACGCACATTTGGTAAACCAGCCTTTGAAAAGATGGCTATGAATCGCGCTGAACGCCGTGCTGCTAAAGTAAAAGGTGTTGATTTAAACGAACCAAGCAAGTTCCCAACTGTTGCGTATTTTCAGCCAACTAGGTATCATCCTCTTGTAGCAGTAATAAATTTTGGTATTAGGAAAGTTGGCGATTCTTTTCAAGAAACCCCATCAGGTTATATTAATCTTAATGACTCTGATTCATACAATGAATTAACAGCATTTGGAACTTTACTACGCCGTATTGTTGGAGATGAAGCAAATCCTGTAATTGAACGCCATCTTAATGATTACATACAATCTGGTGGAGTTCCAGAACTCCGCGCTCGCGTTGTTGAATCATTTGAAGATTTATCTATTTCTTTAATTAATAAAAAACTTGGAATCAGCGATGAGGCTGGTCAAGTTATCTGGAGTCAATATAAGGCTCGCCGCGAAACTGCGCGACAGATGATTAAGGACCGTAAGTTCTTAATGACTGGCGATGATGTAATCCTTAAGATTCCATACCTAGAGCGCCAAGGTGCTAACGCACTGCCTATGGTAGACCTCGCCAACTATTCTCGTGTTATTGAAAAGAATAAAGGCGTTCTTAATACCTTAAACCGCACATCTGAAATTACTGACCCAGATTCTTGGCGATATACAACTGGCGTTCTTAATGACCTTTGGAAAGCCTCTGTCCTTCTTCGTCTTGGCTATACTGTTCGTAACCTAACTGAAGCAAGTTTATCCATTCTTGCTAAGGGCTATGGACTTATGGCATTTGGTGATATTAACCGAGAAGGATTTAAAGGTTGGTACACAAATCGTGTTCGGGATATTGAACGCTTAACAGACCGCAGACTTGTAGCACAAGGATTGCGTGAGGATTCTGTAGCGTTGCGTAGCGAGTTTGCAGATAAGCAATCTTTGCTTATTGCATCTGAGCGAGCGCTTCAAGATTTTGATGTATTCCTAGAATCTATTGAGCGTTTATACCGCATGGGTAGACTTACTGATGAACAGTACAAAGAAGCCATTGATGTATTCCAATACGCAACTGGCGAATACTTGTATCATGGTTCACCAGCGCCAATTAACGCTTTAGATAATACACGCCCTCTAGCAATGAACTTTACTGAGGATATGGCAGAGCGCTATGCAACCTCGGCCATGCCAGTCATTAGCGCATCTGAAATTTACAAGCGTATTTCTGGTAGGGCTTATCCTCTGCCTAGGAATATTGAACTTGCTCCAGGCGCAGAAATTGGTACTCCAGAAGTTGCAAGTCGTATATCTATTGAAGAATACAATGACTTTGTTGCACCTTATGTCCAAGGAGTAGTAGGTCCAGAACAAGCCAAATTACGCGGTAATCTTTTTGCTTTTCCTGATGATGTTACTCCAGAACCTTTAAATTCATCTCAAAAAAAATATGTAGAAGGACTTAAACGCGTAATTCAACGCAGCGTTATAGTCCAACCAACAACGGTATATCGTGGCGTTACAAGAGATATTTACGCTAATGCAAGAGTTGGCGATATTATCAAAGATAATGCTTTTATTTCAACATCTAAAGAATATGATGTTGCATCTACTTTTAGAGGTGGAAATGTACTTGAAATTGAATTGCCCAAAGGTCATCCTGGATTAGATATTGAGGCAACCAATACATCGCTTACACCTTTTGGTGCTAGACCTTCAAGTGGTTACATAGCAGCAGAAAAAGAAGTTTTACTTCCACCTGGAACAAGATTTAAAGTAGTAGAAGTAAAGCCATACGCAGGCGATAGTAGTGTTCGTAGAGGTACTTTAGATATTAAAGTACAGGCTATCCTTCCAAAGAAGCCAGCAAAGCGCCAACCATCTGCTGCGTTACAAACAGTGGCTGCAGATATGCGTGATGGTTTTATCAATAGTGTTAACAATGGTAATGAAGTACAAGTTCTTAATGCTTCAACTGGGCGCTGGACATCTATTGACCCAAATACAGTTTCACAAGAGTTACTAACCACCGCACAGTTCCGTATCCGTAAACCTGGCAGAGAAGGCGTAACCATTGGTCAAAAGGTATACGGCAAAACTGTAGATTTGCGCTCAATGCAGCAATACTCAGGACAAGCCAGAACTCGTCAAGGTCTTGACTTGGCTGATTATCCAGAACTTCAAACAATTCTTGGTGTTTCTAAGGGCACAATTCGCACTCGTGATGCTTGGCAAGGTAAAGAGCCAGAACTGCTTAACTGGATGCGTGCTAATGGCGTAGGTAAACTTGTATTACCTGATTTAAAAAGCCGTGGTGGTTCCACAGTACTTGTTGACCCTGACTTAGTTGATGGATTCGGCAACAGACCAACTGTAGCCTTGGCTGAACAGCGTTTAAACGCAGCAAAAAATGCACAACAATTGCTTTCGGATGAAGGCAGAATCTTGCAGATTATTGAGCGTACTGTTCAAAATCAAGGCGGAACATTTAAGTTCTCTGATATGGTTACTGGCGATGTACCTACGCAAGGTGTCGCTGTTGCTATCCGTGGGGCAACGCACGCGTTCCCACTGGAACAAGCCCGCACTAACCCAGAGGCTTGGGTCGCTTCTGTTGCAGACCACTTTGAGGCTAATTTTGATAAGTTTGGCAGCGCAGACCATTTTGGTACTTGGATTGACGATATTGATGGTATTCCTCATATTAAGTCAGACCCTGTAAATGTAATTGCAAATCGTGCAGAAGCCATTAGGCTAGGAACAATACGCAATCAACAAGGAGTATTTGACCTTGGTGAATTTGAATATATCGGAACGAAAGGCACAGGAGATGTCGGAGCAAGCGAAAGGTTTGCATTGGGTAAAGGCACCAAAGCCGTTAGACCAGATGAACCCACAGGAACGCCGAGCGTTCGCAGAATTGCTGGCTCGGAGAATTTTGGAAAGCGAGTTAATGAAATCTCAGAATCCATTGCCAGTGGAAGATACCCAACCGAAGGCATAGTTTCACTTATTCGTGAAATAGCAGACGGACAGGCAGCAACTCGCAGAGATTTACAAGCACTTCTAAGTCGTTTAAACGCACGAGTCGTAGAAGAAGAACGCCTTGCAGCACCAAAGGTTATTCAAGGAACTGGTCGTAGAACAGAAAAACTCTACGATGGTTCAACCGTTGAATTTGATGATGCTTTCCGTGGTGAGCCTGGACAGATTCTATTAGATAGAACTGACAACACAGAGTCTTATCGCAGATTCGTAGACCATCCAGCACGAATGTTTGCAGCAGAACACGGCAACTATGTAGAAAATGTTTTATCTCCAAACATGCCTGATTATTACTCAGGATATGCAAACCAGTTAAACACTTTCTTCCGTAGCCCAGATGGGCGTATTGACCCATTGATTGAGCAAATGCTTAATGGCACCCGCCCAGAAGAAATTGTGGCTTGGTTGCGTGCTCCAGAAAATGCTGCCTATGCTCGTAAGTTTAATATTGATGTGCCAGGAAATAGGGTGGCATCAGAGCGCTTAAATGTATCTATTGATGCAGAGGACTTTGTTGGCGATTTATACAGCGCCTACAATCGTTATCTGCCAGATAGCCAGACCCAAGAAGCCTTCCGTAATGGTGAAATTACTGAGTCTTGGCTACGGAATCATTTTGCCGATAACACAGAAATGCCAGATATTATTGGTCGCATAGTTCCAACTAGCCCACAGGCTCGTAACTGGCAAGATGGATTGGCTAAAGTTATTGATAGAGCGTTTTACTTCTTAGGCTCATTACCTGAAACTACCTTTTCCCGTCATCCATTGGCCCGTCAAGTTTATCGTTCAGAGATGAAACAACGCCTTGATGTTGCTCTAGCAACTAAGCGTATGAATCTTGGAGATGATGCTCAGTTAACAACTGATGATATTAATAAGATTCGCCGTGAGGCCATTGAGTCAACTCGTAAAGAAGTAAACAAGACTTTATTTACAATTATTCGCAAGTCTTATGCTGGCGAAAAAATGCGCTTTGTTATGCCATTTTTTAACGCATGGGAAAATACTATTCGCCGTTGGTCTGGTCTTACAACAGAGAATCCTGCAGTTATTGCTCGTGCTGGACAAATTGTATCTGCACTGCGTAATCAGCCAAATGTGGTTGATAGAGATGGTAACCCAACTACTGAGTTTTCTTACGAAAACAAAATAGTACTGCCTATGCCTTCAAGTTTTATTAAAGGCGTAGAGAAGATTCCTGGATATGGCAAAGACATGGCAGCAGGATTACGAGCAGCAGGCACACAAGTTTCTATTCCAATACGAAGCCTTGACATCATTATGCAAGGTGAAATATTAGCAGGTTTTGGTCCTCTTGTAACAATGCCAATTAATGAGATTGTTAAACTAAAGCCTGACTTAGAGGATATTGTAACAACGAGTATGTTGCCAATACTACCTTTTGGTCCACAAGAAGGATTTTGGCGCAATCTATTTCCACCAGCAGCACAAAAACTTGTATCATTAAATGGTCAAGATGAAGCATGGAGCCGTACATTTAATACGGTTTATCGTTACGAATTAATCCGTTTTAATTCAGGAGAACGAGATACCATGCCTCAGTTAAGCGAAATAAAAGAAATGGCTGATGGATTATACAGGGTTAAGATTCTTTCTAACCTAGTTTTGCCATTTGCTGCACAGTATGATTCACCATTGAGTTTTTATACACAGCAATTCCGTAGAATACAGCAAGTCTATGGCGCAGATGCAGAAACTTTATTTTTACAGATGTACCCAGAAATGGGTCCAGCCCTTGTATCTACTTCTTACAACCCTACTGGAGCACAGGCTTCGCAGGCTGCTTTTCAGAACATTAAAAAATACAAAGGCTTAATCAGCAAAATTGGTCAAACAACACCTGAGATGATTGGCTTCCTGGTCAACGACCCAGATGGTAAGTACGACTTCTCTGAGGCTGTATATGCTTGGCAATATAGAAATGCTCCAGTTCCTGGCTCCATTGAGGAATATCGTAGTCGTAGAAACCCTGCAGAACTTAAGAAAGATGCCAACATAAAGGTTGGCTGGGTTGAGTTCCGTAAAAAGATGGCAGGCCTAGACTATCAACTTGATGCTCAGGGTTATGAGTCTTATCAGGAATCTGGCGCTGAGGAATTGCTTGCCCTTAAGCAAATGATGATTGCAGACCTAACCCGCCGTAATCAAGACTGGGCTGCTGATTATTACAATGTAGATAGAGGTAAGTGGATTTACCGTATGCAGTCTATTAAGACAATGCTTACTGACCCGCAATGGATACGAGAAAATGGTCGTAGACAGATAACTAGAGATTTGGCTGTTTACCTAAATGCTCGCACCCAAATTGCTCGTGAGTTATCAAACCGCAGGGCATACGGTGGAGCATCTACTCTTACCGCAAAAGACAATGCTGATTTAGATGCTTACTGGAATAGCACAGTAGCGCAACTTAAAAAATCACCAGAGTTTAATGACTTCTATAATCGCTTTTTACAAAATGACCCTGTGACACTTGGATAAGGACTATGGCAACTAGAGCAGAAATAGCAATGAGTATTCGGGCAAAATATCCCGACATCCCAGATGATAGTCTTAATAAGGCAGTAACTTATTTCCAGAATAATGCTAATGCGTTTAAACAATTTAAGAAATCTGGTGCTTTACCTGCTGGCGCAATGACAAGACTTGAAGGCGGAGTAATATCTCCTGCTAAAGCAGGGGCTAGTGCCGTAAAGGGTTTACTTAAAACATTAAAACCTAAAAGCAAAAAAGGCGCATTAAAAGGCGCAGCCGCCGTAGCAGCAACTGGGCTTGCAATTAACATGCTTGAAGGTGGAAAAGATATACCAGCAACTACTGAAAGCCAAGCAAATGCAGATATGATGAACGCTTTGGCTATTGCTTCTGCTAGTGGTGTTGATATTAATGCTCTTGCAGGAACAGCAATGGGGCAACAAATCCTTGGAACAAATCCTCAATTTGATATAAGTTCTTTTACTAATAGCGCAAACATCACGCCTTTAACTGGCGGTGTTTATACTGGAGTTAATCAGGTTATTTCAAGCAGACCACCTGATTTTGCTGGTGGGCGACCTGTTGAAACTAAGTCTGAAATAATTTCTCTTAACCAATGGAAGAATCAATTTCCCATATCTGACCCAAAGGCTTTGGCCAATTGGAAGGCTAGGCTAGTTGCAGCAGGAGTTGTTAGCGCATCTGCTGGTTTTAAAGAACTTAAGGACCAATGGGAGGCTTGGGGCCAGTATTCACAAGAGGCTATGCGCCAAGGACAGAAACTAACTCCATATCAATTACTAGATATTCAGCGCGGTCTATGGGGTGGTGGTGAAGATAAAGGTCCTTCATATAGCACTCAACTTATGAAGAAGGCTAACTCCAGAGAAATACTTAAACAGTTTATGAAAGCCGATACTGGCAAAATTATCAGCGATGAAGAGGCTGATGAATTTGCAGAGTTAATTCGCAAAAAACAACTTGCTAAACCCACAAAAAGTGAAGTTAAAAAAATTAATGGCAAGAAAGTGGTAGTAACTACACCTGGATTTGGTGAGGCTGAGGCTACCGACATTGCTAAGAAGCGTGCTATGCAAGACCCATTATATTCAGAATTTCAAACAGCAAATGTATTTGGAACTGCTCTTGAAAAAGCGTTAGGAGTTAGACCCTGATGGCAAAACCAACTAGAGTAATTGATGGCGGCGGCGACCCATTTACTGAAGCAGCCAAAGCGCCATCTATGAGTACATGGATTGTTAATTTACTTAAAAATGTTCCAGAACTTAAGGCTATTTACGACACAGTTCGTAATCCAGATGGCAGTTTCAATAGAAGTGTTGATGCCATTATAGATATGATTACCAGTAGCAGTTGGTATTTAGAAAATGGTCCTACTGTTGCAGGCAACATAGCGGCTCGCTATAAATTTGGCGAGAAGTATTATCAACAAAAGATAAATCAATTTAAAATATCAATTTCTGGTCTTGCTACAGCCATCGGTCTTGATATGACTGACCCAGATACTGCTGATTATCTTAGTAGTCTGGCAGAAACCGCCTATCTTAATAATTGGGATAATGAGTACATTGAAAATACTATTATCAACAATAAAGATATTTTTGGAAAAATTAAAGGCGGGGCTTATGCTACCGCAGTACAAGATTTAGCCTCTTATTCAAACCTTATGGGCTTTCCCTTGAGCGAACAAAGTCGCGCTGACTATCAACGCCGTTTAATTGGTTTTTCAACTAAAGAAGGTTTGCGTGTGCGTGCTACATCAGATGATATTAAGCGTGAGATTAACGCCAAGACTGCACAGTTATATCCATTTTTTGCTGATGACATTGCTGCGGGTCGCACTCTTTGGGATTTAACCTCTACTCAACGCAAGAAGTGGTCAGACTTGCTAGAAGTAGATGAAGATACCCTTGATTGGAACGACCCACTATGGAAAGATGGAAAAATATTTAGCATGATAGATGAGAAAACTGGCAAGATGATTATGCGCCCATCATGGGATGCCGAAAAATTAATTAAACAAGATGAACGCTGGCAGTACACGGAAAATGCTACACGCCTTTATGAAGGATACGGAATTGGCATGCTTAACAAATTTGGTTTGGCGGCTATCTAATGGCTAGAACTAAAGAGGAAATCAGAAAAGCCAATGAAGAGGCTCTTGCTGCAAAAGCAAAGGCTCGCGCCGAATCTGACCCAATGTTTAACCCAACCAATAGGCCAGAGGCTCCACAAAATAGGCCTGGTTATATTGCATATTATGGATGGGTTGGTGGCGCTTCAAGTGGGCGTTGGAAACTTTATGAAGTAGCAGAAGATAGTCAAAAAGCAGCCAGCGCAGCACAAAGGTCTACTGCTGGAGCCACACAAGCAACTCTTGACAGTGCGGTAGGCGCTAATACTGTAGTTGGCCCTTCTACTTCTACTTCTAGTGATGCTTTATATGATGCAAAACGAGCAGCAGGTTATGGAATTGATGCTCAGGGTAATCCTATAACACCAACAAAAGTTGCTGGCGATGGAAGCAATACATACAAGTTTGTTGGAGGAATTTTACTATTCAATGGTATGGCTTTTACTGGAGAGTACGAAGGTAAGCAATATAAAAATGGTAGAATAGTTGTTTCCTCATCAAGTTCCTCATCAGGTTCCTCATCAGGTTCCTCAGGTTTAACTCAAGCAGATGTAGATGCTGCCGTAGCCAAGGCTGTAGCGGCAACAACTGCTGCAAACAATGCAATGATTGCACAAATGAAAGCCGAACAAGCAGCACTAAAACTTGCTACAAAACAAAAGGCTTCAGATAAACTTACTGCTTTATTTTCAGCCTATGGACTTGAAACACTTGCTCCTTTTATCAATACTCGTATTATGGCTGATGTTTCAGAAGAAATGTTGCTTCTTGAACTTTATGACCGCCCTGAATATCAACGGCGTTTTCCAGGCATGGCATCTTTAAGAAAAAAAAACCGAACCATTACGGAAAAAGATTACATGGATATTGAAAAGACCATGACTCAGACTGCTCGTTTTTTTGATTTACCTAAAGGTTTTTATGATGGACCTGAAGATTTTGGTAAATTAATTGGTAATGAAGTTTCTGCTAAAGAATTTCAAGACCGTTTGCAAATAGGACAGGACTTATCTCGTACCTTAAACCCATCAGTCAAGCAACAATTAATTGATTTCTATGGCGTAGGTGAAGGTGATTTAACAGCCTTTGTTCTTGATGCGGATAAAGCACTTCCATTAATACAGAAGCAGGCTAAGGCTGCAATGTTTGTTGGCATTGGTCGTGCTGCAGGATTTGAACTTCGTGGGATTACTTCTGGTCTAGCAGAAAATATTGCAGGCACAGAGTCCTATGCCAAACTTTCTGAGCGAGAACTTAATCAGGCTCTTGGTCAAGCAGGACAACTGCGTAGAACACAAAAGCGTTTATCAGGTATTGAGGGACAAAGTTACAACGAACAAGAAGCACTTTCTGCAGTTATAGAGGGTAGCCCACAGGCGCTACTTGCCTCACAACAAAGAGCAGCCAGAGAAGGTGCTCGCTTTCAAGCAAGAGGCGGAGTCACTGGAGCATCACTTCGCTCAACCGCTACATCAATATAAGAATCCCCACCCTGACCAACCAGCCCAGGGGGGCGTATAAGTCTGGTAGCAATAGCCAATTTGGTTTCCCCGAACCTCATTGTGGATTGCGAATACAACTAACAAAAGGGAGATAGGTAGATGGCTACCAATTACTACGATGACGAAGAAGATGACGACACTATTACAGATGTTGTTGGTCAACTCCGCAAAGTAAACCGTGCGCTGGAAAAGCGCACGAAAGAACTAGAACAGGAGTTGTCAGGTCTAAAAACTCAGACCCGTCAGCGTACTGTCAAGGATGTACTACAGGCTAAAGGACTAAACCCAAAAATTGCTGCGTTTATACCACCAGATATTGATTCTTCTGAAGAAGAAATTATTAAGTGGGTTAATGAATACGGTGATGTATTTGGAATCCAAACTCCATCCGAGGAAAAGCCTGAAGAAAAAAGCCCAGAGGTTAAGGCTCAAGCAAGAATCAACAATCTAGTTTCTACTGGCTCTGCGCCAGATATTGATGAAGATGCGTTTGCAAAGATTGCAGGAGCAAAGACCCGTGAGGACTTAGATGCAATCCTTGGTTTAAATTAAATAACCTACATCAACCAATCACCAGGAGGTGAACCCACATGGCATTTACAGACACATCGGCAATTAGTGGTCTAGTTCAGACCGCTTATGACCGTTATGTTGAATTTGCCCTCCGCTCTCAGCCAATTATTCGTGCTGTTGCGGATAAGAGGCCTGTACAACAGGCTATGCCAGGCTCATCGGTTGTATTTTCACTTTACAACGATTTGTCGGCTGCTACTTCAGAAATCGCAGAAACAACTGACCCTTCCGCAGTTGCATTAAGCAATGTTGATACCGTAACTGTAACTCTTAAAGAATACGGCAACGCTGCTCTTGTAACACGCAAACTACAGTTGTTCTCGCTATCCGATGTTGACCCTGCCGTTGCAGACATTATTGCTTTCAACTTGGCTGATTCTCTTGATATTGTTGCACAAGAGGAACTTCGTCAAGGCACCAATGTTATCTACGGCGGAAATAAAACATCAACCGCTACAATGACGGCATCAGATACTATTGATTCTGCTGACCTTCGTAAAGTTGTTGCAAAACTCCGTGCTAACAAGTCTGTTCCTCGCTCAGGAAGTCTATATTGGACAGGTATTCATCCAGAGGTATCACACGACCTTCGTGCCGAAACTGGCTCGGTAGGCTGGCGCGATGTCCACGCTAATACTGATGCTTCCCTTGCTAACCTGTTCGCAGGTACCATTGGAACCTATGAAGGCGCTTTCTTTGTAGAAAACGCACGCATGCACTCTGCCAAGGATGGCGCAGACCAGACCGCTCTCGCTACAACCGCAGTAACCGTTGCAGGTACATCAGCAGGCTTCACCTTTGGTGTTGCTTCTTCTGCTGTTATCGCAACTCGTGCTGAGGTAGGCGACAAGGTTTCTGGAACTGGCATTGCTTCAGGTGCCAAGATTAGTGCAATCAGCACAAGTGGTGCAACCACCACATTTACTGTAGATACAGCACACACTGCTGCAGTAACTGCAACTACTGTTGTAACCGTAACTCCTGTAACACGCGTATTTAGAACCATTGTTTGCGGTAAGCAAGCATTGGCTGAAGCCGTAGCACAGGAACCAGGTGTTGTTATCGGCCCAGTCACCGATAGGTTAATGCGTTTCCGACCAATCGGCTGGTACGGCGTACTAGGCTTCAAGCGTTATCGTGAAGAAGCGTTGTATCGTATTGAAACAGGCTCTTCAATCGCTGCTCTGTAGTTGATTGACTCTGAGGGGTAGGCATATTTGAAAAGTCTACCCTTCGGGGTGAATTTATTAGGAGGATTTATGTCAATGTATTACTTCACTACCCCCACCGTAGATGAAACCCCAGCAGGGGACCATGTTCTTTTTGCTCGTCTTGAAATACCGCGTGGCATATCTGTATTGCGTTTAAACGGAGTGTATAGTTCTTTTAGGTATCCAAGCCAAATTCAGACAAATCAGGCAGAGGAGTATTATTTAGGTGGCACAATAAATGTTGTTAATCAAAAAACTGCTGATGCTCTTACGGCACAGGGCTATGGACAATACATAACACCAGTATGAGTTTACATAAACAACAAGTCCACCCTGAGTTTGTAGAGGGTTGCTTTGGTTGTAAGATTGCAACTCTTGTAATGAATACGGGAGAGGCAAACTCTAACCTAAGCGTATCTGCAAAGAAATGGGATAAAGAACTACAGGCATATAGGGATGCTCGTGCTCAAGGTATTCAACCCGATGGAACGAGTATGAAGAAGATTCAACAGGCTGTAAAGATTTCAAATGAAACAGGCAAGGCATACGGAGCATAAGGAGAAATCAATGGCTGCTCGCAAACCACAAAAGAAACAATCAAAGCGTGTACGCACAGTCAAGGATGAGTCATACACAGAACTTGAAATGTATTGCATCTGGCTCAACGAGTATTATCGCGCCCTGCTCAAATCGGGTTTTAAGCCTGATTTAGCACTTGCTTTTGTTATGGAAAAAGGTTCTTATCCAAGTTGGGTGAACTACCGTTCTCCTTCTGAGGATGAGATTAAACGGATGCTGGATGAAGATGATGATGACTAGCACCATTATCCCAGAGCCGTTGTGGGGACTGCCCTCTCCCACCATTGAAGATGAGGACATCTACGAAGAAGATGAGGAATAACCATGCCAATGGTAAACGGAAAAGAATACTCTTATTCAAAGAAGGGTATGGCTGCAGCAAAGAAAGCAGCAAAGAAATCTGGTAAGAAAATGATGATGAAAAAGGCTGCAAAGAAGCGTGGCAAGTAAAAAAGACCCACGGATTAAAAGGGCTGGCGTGACGGGTTTCAACAAACCTAAGCGCACGCCAAGCCATCCAACTAAGTCGCATATTGTAGTTGCCAAAGAAGGCAATCAAATTAAAACTATTCGTTTTGGTCAACAAGGCGTTAGTGGCGATAAAAAATCTACGCCTAGGCAAAAATCATTCAAAGCACGCCATGCTAAAAACATTGCCAAAGGCAAGATGAGTGCGGCGTATTGGGCAAATAGGGTAAAGTGGTAATGGCTAAACAGGGTCCTTGCTGGGATGGTTATGTGCAAAAAGGTATGAAGATGAAGAATGGCAAGATGGTTCCTAATTGTGTCCCTGCTGGCAAAGCCACTAAGAGCAGAAAGAAGAAAAAGAAGTGAAGAAGAAAGCCAAGGCAAAGCCAAAGTCAAGAGTCAATGAGGCTGGTAACTACACCAAACCTGGTATGCGTAAAGCGTTATTCAATAAAATCAAAGCGGGTTCTAAGGGTGGCGACCCTGGAGAATGGTCTGCTCGTAAAGCCCAACTACTTGCATCTGAATATAAGAAACGCGGTGGAGGCTACAAGTAATGGCGTTGGCTAAATCACAACAGTCTTTAAAAAACTGGGGTAATCAAAAGTGGCGTACATCAGATGGCAAGCCATCAAAAGGTAAAAAAAGATACCTACCTGATGCAGCCTGGAAAGCATTGACTCCAGCAGAAAAAGCCGCAACTAATAGAGCAAAAGCCAAAGGAAACAAAAAGGGCAAGCAGTTCGTCAAGCAGCCCAAGTCAGTTGCAAAGAAAACTGCGAGGTATAGATAATGGCAACAGGAGTGGCAGGAAGCACGCTTACGGGGGAACTTAACCGCCTAGCCAACGGTGGTACATATCCCGTTTATACCGTCTATAAGGCACCACAGGGGGCTGCCAATGCCTATGCTGGCACATCTGGCTTAGGACTTATTGCTGCCCTTAATTACAAGGTTAATTCCTCCCGCCAGCCAAATGACTATAAAGGTTTAAACGCTGTCTGCAATGAACTTGCTGGCACCTCTGGGCTATCGGCGGTAGCAGCACTAAGGAGCATTAACCTATGAGTAATTTTCTTCAACTAACAGACCGCGTTGAGGCTGTCTTACATGGCTACACAGAGAACACAGAGCCAGCCTCATGGCTTACTACTAGCGCTACTAGCACAACCACATCGCTGAGTGTTTATGATGCCAGCGTAATTGGTCGTGGTTACATACAGGTTGACGATGAAATTATATTTGTCAACACTACAGATAATGTGTCAAATGTTCTTAATATAGCCCCTTGGGGTAGAGCGCAGCGTGGTACTTCTGCTGCTAGTCATAATCAAGATACCAAGGTAACTATGGCTCCATTGTTTCCAAGACAAGAAATTAAAAACGCAATTAATAACACCATTGATGCTATGTATCCAAGTATATTTGCTACTGATTCTTATGATTTTGATTATGTAGCATCACAATACTCCTATGAAATTCCCAGTCAGGTAGAGAATGTTTTATCAGTAACTTATTCTATTATTGGTCCTTCTAAAGAATGGTTCCCTGCTCGTGCATGGCAGTTAGATAGAACAGCAGATTCAAACGCTTTTGCCTCTACAAAAAGTATATCTATTTATTCAGGGGTTATTCCTGGACAAAAAGTGCAAGTTACTTATAGCAAGCGCCCAACGCTGCTTACTGCGGATAATCAAGAGTATTCAACAACTACAGGTTTTCCTTCTTATTCAGAAGATGTCGTCATTTACGGTGCAGCCTTCCGTATGATTTCTTTTTTGGACCCCTCACGCCTGGGTCCTCAATCTGCAGCAGCAGACATATTAGATGGCGTGCGCCCAAATGGTTCAGGGCAGAACGCTGCCAGATTCTTGTTCAATATTTATCAACAGCGTTTAAACGAAGTGGCAAATAACCAACGCCGTCAATATCCAATCCGTTCGCATTATCAGAGATAAGGTAGAAAATGTCAGCAGGTGTCCCAGCGCGATACTACTCATCAACCGCAGTAGAAACTTCCCTCCAATCATCCATTGCAGCCCAAGCATCAGGGCAGTCACTCGCATCTTTTATTGTCGCATCAATTAGCGGTTTTCCAACAGATTTTCCGTTTACACTTATTGTTGACCCTGATACTTCTAAAGAAGAGGTTGTTACTGTCACTGCTGGTAGTGGCACAACCCTTACTGTAACCCGTGGCGCTGACAATACTCAAGGTGTTGCTCATTCAGCAGGAGCAGTTATTAGGCATGGCGTATCAGCGCGGGAGTTCCGTGAATTACAAACCCACATTGCCTCTCGTGGCTATGACACAGATTCCGCAATTATGGCGCTTGCTAATCAAACCCATGTTCACGGTATTGCAGTTACCGAAGGTGCGGTTGTTGGTACAAGCAAAACTCAAACCTTAAGCGATAAAACACTAATTACTCCAACCATTGCTTCTTTCACAAACGCAACCCACGACCACAGCAATGCTGCTGGTGGCGGTACTCTTGGTTCTGGTGTCATTACCAGCACAATGATTGTTGATGGCACTATAGTAAACGCAGACATTAATGCTGCTGCTGCGATTGATAAGACCAAGATTTCTGGAACTGCTATTACTGCTGGTGATACTGGCACTGTAACCAGCACAATGATTGCTGATAATACAATAGTAAATGCTGATATTAATTCATCTGCTCAGATTGCTTATGGTAAATTAAA